CTGGTCGGTGTAGCCGGTGATGTTGCCGTTCGCGTCGAACTTCGGCACGGGCACCTTCTGGGTGCCGACCTGCTTGTACTCGAGAGAGCCGTAGGGCGTGTACTGGTTGATGCCAGTATTAAACATCTGCTGCATCAGCGCAGTCGAGTAGTTGGTGCCGGTCTGCGCCGACGCCATCGACCCCGCGCTGGGGCTCTTCGGAGGCTTGCTGCTGCCACCCATGATCAGTTACCTCCGCGAGGGGTCACGCCCCGGCTGAATGGGTGGATACTCCCTGCCCCACCTCTGGCGCATAAGCTCTTGATCCTCCGGCGTCATGCCGCCGAAGGAGCCGCCCACATTCGGAGGGCCAAGGTCTTGCCAGCCCTTCCAGCTGCCGATCTCGCCGTTATCGACGTTGTTGGCGTCACCGAAGCCCCACTGACCGGCGCTCTGCCAAGGCAGCGGCTTGCTCTCGGTATCCTGCATCTCGTACTGATCTGGCGTGGCCTCGATGGGCGGCTCAACAGGCTGTTCGGGCAACATGCTCCAGCCATCGAAGGGCTGGCGGCCCTCCTGCCCCATGAACTGCAAGGCGCGCTCGATGCTGCCGTCCTGCCAAGGCTTGCGAGAGGTCGCGCTGGGCGGTCTCGGGTTCGCGGCGCGCTCCTGCCTCATCTGCGAGAGAAGCTGCACCAGCTGCTTCATGTCGATGTCGTTCATGTCCATCTCACCACTTGCTCATTGCGTCGCCGATCCTGCCGAGAGCCCTGCCGATGCTCTTGCCCAGCGCACTGTTGCCCTTGATGCCGACGCTGATGCGCCCCTCTTTCGTTTTCGAGACACTCATGCCGTCGGGGATACCGGCCATCCGACCGAGCATGCTGTCGCTTGTTACCGTCTGCCCCTTCGCCAGTCGAGAGCCGACGTTGATGCCGACTGAAGTCGTCTGACCGACCGTCTCGCTGAGGCTTCCGGCCATCGGAGTGTCGCTGAGCTCTACGCCCTGCTGCGCGCCCCACCGGCTGGCGGGCTCGGCGGCCACGCTCCTGCCGCTCACTGCCGCAGCTCGAGCCGGGCCAGCGTCAGCACCTCGCGCCTTCTGATTGCTCGGACCACCAATGCCGCTCACGTTACCGCTCATGGTGCCGCTCTTGCTGACGTTGGGGCTGCGGGAGCGAGCGTCTGTAGAGGACGTCATGCCGGAGGGGCGGCCCGGAAGGCCGACGCCAACAGGGTCCCCGGCGTAGTTGCCCATCTGGTTGGCGTAGGCGTCCTTCGCGACGAAGCCGCCATAGTGGCCCTTCTGCGTCGTGCCGAAAGAGGTCTGCCCCGTAGCCGTGTGGTTCCCGAAGTGTGACGTGTTCGGGTTCGCCGCCATGTTCGCGAAGGCGCTCTGGCTCGACTTGCTCGGGCGCTGAGCGGGGTTCGCAATGGAGCTCGGGTTGGCGATAGCGGAGAGGTTGCCGTAGTTGGTCGCCGTGCCGATGGGGTTCGGGAGCTGCCCGGCCATCGTCATCGCTGTCAGCGTCCCGAAGTGCGCGGGCGGAGCGGGGCGCTTGGCGAAGGCGGCTGGCGTCGTCTGGTTGAGCGGCGAGAACTGCTTCGGCTGCGTCATCACCGCGTAGGGGCTCTTCGGGTAGGCCTTTGCCATAGTCCTGTTCTTGACCGTCTGAGCGACGCCAACAATGGCGTTGGGGTCAGTCTGCCCATAGGGCGTCTTCACCGTGCTCACCTCGGCGAAGGCCAGCTTCGCCAGCAGGTCAGCCTCCTGCGGCGTCATGCCCACGACAGGGCCATAGGTGCCCGGCGGGGTGCCAGCCGGGACACCCATGTGCGTTGCAGGCCCGTAGGGCGCTGCGGCATTTCTGCGGTGGGAGGGCTGCGCCGTCTGTCCGCGCGCCGCAACGCCACCATAGACACCCATCACCCCGGGGTCTCTCGCCTCGTTTGCGAAGGCCCCGAAGCTCTGGTCACTGCCCGGCCTCGAGGCGTAGCCTGCGAAGTCGCCCTTCTCCGAGGACATCGGCGTGCCGGTGCTCGCATCGCTGCTCGCCATGCCGAAGCCGGAGCGGTTCGCGCTGGGGCCGGTGTACCCGCCGAAGTCGCCGCGCGGAGAGACGCCGACGTTGGCGGCCTCTGCGGACGTGGTCGTGTCCCTCGAGGCGACCGAGGCGGGCATGCCGGTGTTGGTGCGCTGGCCGTAGTTGGAGCTCTTCGTCGCGGCGGGCTGCTGAGACGTCTGGGCGCGCTGAGCAGCGGCGAGGTTCGGGGCGCTCGTCTGCGCCATCGGCCCGGCTGGCGTGCCGGGGTTCATCGCCATCGAGGCGACGTTCGGCGCGGGAGCGGCGACGCTGGAGGCCCAGCCGGTCACAGCCGCGATCTGGGCCGGGCTCGCGAGGGCGGGCACGCTGGGCGGCGTCGAGAGCTGAGGCGGAGCGAGCGTGGCCGTGGAGACGGGTGGGGCCACCGTCGCGACGGTCGCGGGCGGCCTTGCGATGGGCGGAGCGGGGCGCGGAGCCGGGGCGGATGCGGGCGAGCCCTGCGTGCGCCCGAAGCCTGCAGCCGCTGCAGATGCGGCTGCGTTGAAGGCGTCGCGGCTGAGCTGGGCGGAGCGCATGCCCGCATTGCCCTGCCCGGGACCGATGCCGCCACCGATGCCCGTCGGCGATGCGCCAGAACTCGTGCCGTTGCTGAAGCCGGACATGGAGGCGCTGGCGGTGCGGTCACCGATCCTCGCCATCCTTTCCTGCCCGGTGACGTTATTGTAGCCGCCCGGCGATGTGAAGCCGCCGCCATAGGCGCTGTGGCCGCCACCAGACACGGTGTCGCCGCCATGCTTCGCGGCGGAGAAGCCGCCAGAGACGTTGTTGCGGGAGCCCGGGCCCTCACCGCCACGGCCACCCACGCCGCCCCCGGCGTTGCTGTTGCCGCCACGGCCCTGAGAGCCACCCTGCGCGCCGCCACCGCGACCACCCTTGCCGCCAGCGCCGCCCGTGCCTGCAGGGCCGCCGCCGACGCCACGGTCGCCCGTGTCGAAGACTACGCCGGGGAGGTGATCACTGCTGAGCAGCTTGCGGAGAAGGTTCATTCTTGGACCTCAGAAAGCGGCACTCCTCGCGGAGCATCCCGTAGATGAGGGCGTCTTCGCCGTTGGCGTATGCCTGACGAAGCCTACCCTCCCTCACGAACCCTGCTTTCTCGGCCATGCGGGCGGCCCTCGAGAAGGCCCTGCATCGGACGGTGACACGGCGAACGCCGTTGTCGTTGAAGGCGTAGTTTGCCATCTGGCGCATGACGCGGCGGTTGAGGGCCCCGTCAGCGCAGATGGTGAGCTCGATGCTCACGCCATCGTAGTGGTTGAATATCACGCACCCGCCGTGGTGTGAAGTCACCGCGTGCGGGTCCGCGACATGGAAGACGATCATGGGCTGGTCGAACTCCAGCCCCAGAACGCGACCAGCCCACGCCGCCATCTTCAGGCGCGAAGCCTCGTTCTGGACAGGCACAAGCTCCATCATTCGGTGAAGACCTGCTTGATCGCGGCCTCGATCTGCACCCGCGTCAGCGCGGGCTTGCCCTCGAGGGCGCGCAGGCGCTGCTCGTGATTGACGATGACCTTCACCAGCGCCCCGAGCTTCTCGAGCTCCGCCTTCACCTTGCCTTCGACGTCGGCAGTCGAGCGGGGCTCGACGGTGTAGGTGACAGACACGATGTCGGTGCCGATGATCACGCTCTGCTTCAGGCGGCTCGTGATCTGATCGTAGGCCGGGGCGGCGGTGCGCTCGACCGCCATCCACTTCCAATTCGGCTTGCCGAGCGGGTCTTGCGGCTTCCCGTCGTACTCCTGAAAGCGCGTCACGCGCCCATCGACCACCAGTGCATACTCGGCCATCAGAGGGGCCCTCCCTTTGTGAAGTCCATGTCGAACCCGATCACGCGCCACGATGGCGACGCGCCGCTGTCCTCGGTCATCTCTGCCACAAGGATGGGCGCAACCGCAAAACCGATGGCCGCGCCGGTCGCCCAGTCACGGTCGATCTGGCCACCGTACCAGAAGGCCTCATCCCAGTCGCTCACGTCCCAAGTGAAGAAGGCCCCGCCGGGCGCAGGTGGCGCGCTGACGGACAGCGAGGGGATTTCGTAGTCGGCGGCCACGCCCACGGCATAGCGGTCGCCGGTCGTGTCCTTGCTGACGATGGGGCGCACCATCGCGACGTACTTGTTGCGGCCCGGCGAGCCCAGCGCGCTGAAGGCGGGGATCATGGTACCCTGCACCGTCGCGCCCTCGTCAGTGCCGCCCACCTCAGCCTTCCACACCTTGCCGTCGGACTTGCCGAAGTAGATGTCGTCCTCGAACTCGGCCCAGCACGTCGCCTCGAGACCACGCCACCGAGCCCACGCGCCAGTCGTGACGTTGAGCACGAACTGGACGACGGGGTCGGCGGTCGTGGCGGGCACGTTGATGATCGCCATCTGCCCGCGCGGGAAGACTGTCATGTCCCACCCTGCCGGGGTGGAGCCGACCGCGAGCACGGCATCAGCGAAGGCCTTCTTGATACGTCGGGTCAACGCCTTGTCTGATGCGGCTGCGCGGTCGGTTCTCAGCGCGGTGGAGAGCGGGATCAGGCCATCCTTGTTGAGGAGGAGCAGGTCGCCGCCGACCTTGCGAAGGGTGCGGGGGCTGATGGGCTTGCCCATCTCGTAGATGCCTTGGATGGACCACGTCGTGCCGCTCGAGGGATCGGTGCCAGCGTAGACCGCGACCTCGCCCTGATCGGTGATGAAGACGCACAGGTCATCCATGCCCTCGCCGCTGTCGACGGTCCACGTCGCTCCGGCGATGAGCTTGCCGCCCTTGCGGAAGAGGCCGCCGAGCGGGAACTTCGTGGCCGCGCCCGCGATAGCGGACGTCGGCAGATACCATGCGTTGAGGGTGTTCTTCTCGATGAACCAGAGCCGGTTCTGGTGCGACCAGACATGGATCAGGTCGGTGCCAGCCACGCCAGTGATCGACGGCGCACTCCATGCCGTGCCGTTGTAGTTGAGCACGGCGTCTGCGCCATTGCAGACCACGAGGAAAAGGCCGCCCGAGGTCTCGAACATGATGTGACTGCAGATGCCCTCGGTCCTCGAGGTGGAGTAGGAGCTCGAGGCAGCGCCAGCGGAGGTGACGTCGTAGATCGTGCCGCTGGAGGCGACGGCGAAGAGCTTCCGCGTAGAGCCGCCGATGTAAGGCATCAGGCTCTCGACCGAGGAGCCGACGCCCGTCGCCCACTGGTCGCTGCCACGGCGAAGGCGAACGGCATCGGCCTCTGGGAAGAAGTTGTCGAGCACGATGGCGGTGCCGTCTTCGGCCTCGACAAGGCTCTCGTCGGAGGTCCAGCCCTTGACCGGGGCCTGAAGGGTGGTCGTCTGCGCGATATTGCGGCGACCGGGCTGGCCGATGGCCGGTGTCCTCACGGCGTGATCTCCGTATCCCACGTCCTGTTGCGGGCGGGATCGCGGCGCGCGCCGTCCATGCTGATGGTGCGCCCGCTGCCGCCACGGTCGCGCTCGATGGCGCGGAAGCGATAGCGCTCGGCGTCGGTGAACTCCTGAGCGTAGTCGAGGCCCTTCGAGCGAAGGAAGCGCCACGAGGTGCCGTAGACGAGCATGGTGGCGTCGAGGATGCAGGCGTCGCTGTCTGCGGTGGGGCGCGGGAGCCAGTCGCTGAGCAGTGGCATGCCGGAGGGCTTCCACGGCGTCGCGGCGAGGTACTCGTAGCGCATGCTGTCGCCCAGAGCGGGCTTGCTGATGTAGAAGCTGCCGCCCTGCATGTAGATGTACTGCGGGTAGCTGGGCTGGGACGTCTGGGAGTTAATCTCGGTCCACTCCCCGGCATCGACCGGCTGGAGGGTGCTGCGGCGCGTGATGTCCCACACGTCACTGCCTCGAGCGAGGCGGAAGAAGTTGCTGGGCGGTTCCGCCTGCAGCTGCGTGGCGGCGCAGGTGAAGCTACGGGTGACACGCAGCTTGCTCCAGTCATGCGCCTCGATGGCGTCGCCCACCTCGTCGAGGAGCAACGAGAAGACCTGACGGACCTGCCCGGTGCCGGAGATGACAGCCGTCGGCCTGTCGAGGCCGAGACGGTCGTGGACGTCCTGCACGATCTGCAGGAGCGTCCTCTCGTAGGTGGAACCGGACAGGGTCGTCATGGCTTATGCTTCCTCGTGAGCCTTGCTCTCTGCGAAGGCGGCGGTGAGCTCCGCCATCTGCTTCTTCAGGTCTTCGATCTCGGCCTCCTTGGCCGCGACGTGAGCTGCGACCCGGTTGCGATCTGCGGCCTCGATGAAGGCTCTGGCCTGAGCGAGCTTCGCGGTGAGGTGGGGCAGGCCGACGCGCTCGAGGTTCTTCGACGGCGTGTCGATGAACTCCTCCACGGTCTTGATGCCCTGCCGCTTCAGCATGTCGACCTCCTCCTTGCGGAGGAAGGTCACGACGCCGAGCGGGGTGCCGCTCTCCGGCGGAGCCTCGCCCTGCTTCCAGCGCTCGTAGAGAGGCTGGATGTACTGCCAGCGGGCGAAGGCAGCTCGCACTGCCGGGTTATCGCTGTCCGCGCCATCGGAGTGGACGCGAGCCAGCTCTGCAATCGAGGCCACGACGACCTGCCTGTCGAGCAGGCCCGGCGGAGCGTAGCGCACCTTGTCGATGAGCTTCACGTCGCCGGTCGGGCGGCCCTTCTCGTCCATCACTTCCTTCACGTCGGTGAAGAACTCGACGACGCGGATGTTGACTGGGGAGTGAGTGGAGACGAAGCGGTGATCTTCCATATGCTTTCAGTCCTCTCTTGTTTTCAGGATAGGGGAAGGGGGGCCGTAGCCCCCCATCCGAAGTCGTTACGCGGCCACCGCGTCGTCCATGAAGGGACGAGCGATCTCGCACTCAGCGAGGCCAGCCGACGGGGTGCCGTTCACCGAGGCGAAGACCGCACCCTTGATGCGGTCGCCAGCCACCACGGCATCGTCCACCTCGCCCGGGGTCGCCGTGGCGTAGACGTTGCCGTTGTCGGCGACCGTGTTGCTGTCGACGACAGCCTTGCCGCTGATCTGATACCAGCCGAACTTGCCCGCCACATTCGCAGCCATCGCCACGCCCACCGGGCCGATGGCGTTGGGCACGAGGAGGGTCGTCGAGTGGTCATCGTAGTTGTAGATGACGACCGAGCCACGAATGGTCGAGGCGACACCCTTCAGGTAGATGAACTCGCCGACGCCATAGATGGGATCGAGGGCGGTCACGATGGTGCCGAGCGGGTGCGCCTGCACGTCGCCGACCACGTCGATGCCCTGCCAGCCAGCGAGCTGAGGAGCAATTACGGAGAAAGGCATAGGGGATACTCCCTTGTTGATGGTGGAAGGAGGGGAGCCGAGGCCCCCCGCCCATTACGCCGCGTCGATCAGCTTGCCCTGCAGCGAGCGGTTCGAGGTCGTCAGCTGGCCCATCCAGTAGATCGGGATGATGATGGCATCCTGATTGGTGGGAACCTTCTGCTCGTCCTGCGTCCACTTCGCATCGGCATGCTGGATCAGCTCGATGTAGTCGGTGTTCAGGAAGTAGCCCGTCTCCGAGGTCGTGCCGAAGTTGGTGTTCGTGTCGAAGATCACGTTCGCCGACTTGTACTTCAGCGTCTCGAAGCCCGCACCGGCCAGCTTCGCATCGGAGTACCGCTGCAGCTGCTGCTGGGTGTTCTCGTAGGCCGCATAGAGGTCATGCGAGTACACGATCAGGTCCGGGGCGTCAGTGCCACGCACGAGCTGCAGCCACAGCGCGTTCATGTCCTTGACGATCTCGGCGTAGGTGCCGGTGCCGGTGGCTTCCTTGAACTTGTTCTTCCAGAACGGGAACGTGGTGGCGTTGATGCCGCCGATGGTGCCCGTGCCGTCCGAGGTGATCTGAGCCGCGAGGCCCGCGATCTGGTTCGCGAGAGAGCCGTCCGAGTACAGGTCGACGCTCATGTTGTTCGCCGCAGTGCGCTGAGCGTTCTTGATGCGGCTCTTCACGAGACCGATCATCTGCTCCTCGCCGTTGTTCATGCGGACCTCGCGGCCCGATGCGACAACGTGCAGGGCGATCTGAGCCCAGTCGTACTTCGCAGCCGACAGGACGTCCGACGCGGCGGTGTTCAGCGGGTCGTAGCCAGCGTAGCGCTGGTAGGTGCTGTTCTCCGCGTAGTCGAGGGGCACGGCGATCTCGTAACCGCCAGAGACGGTCTTGATCTTGCCGCGCTCCTTCAGGTAGGTCAGGAGGGCGTTCTGGCCCGTGATGTTGTCGACCACTTCGCGATAGTGCTTGCGAAGCGTGGTCGTCACCATCTCGGTGAAGGTAGCGTTGGGAGAAGGCATCTGTCTTCACTCCATGAGGGGGTTAGCGGTACGCCCTCCTCGCGATCTCGCCGAGAGTGTCTTCCAGACTGCCGACCTTGGTGGTGTTCGCCGGTGAGCTCTTGACCGAGAGTGGCGCGGCCTTCTTGGCTGCGTCCACCCGGGCTTGAGCCTGAGCTTGATCGCCCTTCGGCTTCACCCCCAGCTTCTCGTAGGCCTTCTCGAGCAGCTTGCTCGGGCCCGGGTGCTCCATGAGGCCTGCGGCGATGACGCCGTTGAGCTCGTGGATCGCCCTTACGAGAGCCTGTTCGTCGACTGCCGGGAAGCTGTCCCGAACCTTCGCGACTTGGGCCTCGACCTCCCGCTGCTCCGTCGTCTGACGTGTCAGCTGAAGGCCCTGCTCGATCTCGGCGATCTTCTGCTGCAGTTGTGCGTTCTGGCGCTGGAGAGCATCGAAGGCCTGAGCCCCGGGGTCTTGCGCCATCGCTCCTGTAGCGAGGGTCGACAGATCGACGTTGTACAAGTCCGCGAGCCACTTGATGCCGCCAACCGGATCGCGCTCGAGAAACTCGTTCGCCTCGATCAGGTTATTGAGCACCGTCGGCTCATCCGCCCCGTAGCGCCGAGCGAGCTCGGTGGCACGGTTGAGGACCGGATTGACGGCCTCGTACTGCTTTACGAACTGCCCTTGGCGAGTGATCGTCTGGTGGGCTTCGCTTTCCCTCTTGCTCACGAACGTCGGGTGGAAGCGTGGCCCACTTGGCGGCCATCTCCTTGGACCACGAGGCGGGCGGAGCGCTGGACTGGGCCTGCTGCCCGGTTGCGTCCGTCGCCTCTTGGGCGTGGTCCGAAGAACTGTCTTGCGGCTCTGCCTTTACAGCTCCGTCTCGGGGAGCGAACCGGCCCTGCTCGTCGCGCTCAGTCTGGCTCTGCTTCCAGATGGACTTGAGGTCCGCGTCGAGGTCTGCCGCCTCTGTATGATCGACCTTCGCGGGGGTGTCAACAAGCTGCTTCTGCTCTGGAGCGAGCGGAGCGTTCTGCGGGATGGCGTCGACGCTCGAGACGTTGACGGTGCCCTCGGTGGCGGAGATTACTTCGTCGGTCATGCTTTGATCCTTTCTCGGATTTCGGGGTGCAGGTCTTTCAGCGCACCGCGCTTGCGAGCCCAGCGTTCGTTCCTGAAGTAGCGCTTCGGCACTGAGGGCTCATACTCTACGCAGCCGTTGCGCTTCAAGTCCTCCCGGCGCTCCGATCTCGACGTGATGGGTCGACCGTCGATGGGCGACGTGTACTCGGGGATGTCACCAATCACGGTGGGGCAGGGAAAGTCGCTGCGCCCCGCCGTGTTGTTGGTCATGCGGCCATCAGTCTCCCACCACTCCTGAATGGGGATGAAGTCGTTGAGCTTCCTGCTCCATCTCAGCGTCGTCATTGCATCACCAGCATGAAGAAAGCGTCCTCTTCCTGTTTCCTCGCGACGGCGAAGTCCATCGCCGCCATCTGCCTCTGCACCTCCAGCTCCTCGACTGCAGCGCGGAGCTGCTCGAGGATGCGCCCGAAGCGCTCGAGCTCGGTCTTCTCGGCCAGTCTCTGCAGGGCGGCGAGCTGTCTGATGCCAAGGTCGACGGCATCTTCGTCGCTGCGCCGGGCGAGAGCCCGCTGGGCGGCCTTCTTCGGTGCGCCCCGGGCCTTGTAGGCCTCCTCGATAGAACGCTCAAGCGCCTCTCTGGCAGCCCTGCGCCGGGCCCTGCCGTCCTCGACCTCCCGATAGTGGCGAGGTGAGTACCCTACGCCACCAGCTGACGGGGCCGGGGTGGCCACGCTGCCATCGCCGCCCGCGCCAGTGTTCGTCACCGGGTCGAGCGTCATGTTGGCCGTGCCCGTGACCTTCACCGTGCCGGATGCGGTCTGAGTGATGGGGTCGTGGGTGACGGCCAGCGTGCCCGTGGCGCTGCCGGTCGTGGAGACGGTGCCCGAGGCGCTGAGGGTGGAGGGCTCGAGCGTGACGGCGTGCTGGCCGCGCACGAGGACGCCGCCGGTGCCGACGTTGGTGACGCCCGACAGGGTGTGGTTGCCGGAGCCCGTCACCTTCACGGTGCCAGAGCCCGACATGCTCACGGCGTTGAGGGTCTGTGATGCGGTACCAGCGACGCGCACCGTGCCGGTCGCGGCGAAGGTGATCGCGTCGAGGGTCTTGTTATGGGTGCCGGTGGCCTGCGCCTTGCCGGTCGCTGCGTTGGTGACGGTGTCGAGGGTCTTGGAGTGCGTGCCGGTCGCTTGAGCCTTGCCCGTGGCGGCGTTCGTCACCGCGCTCAGGTTCTGGGAGGCCGTGCCCTTGACCTCGACCTTGCCCGTCGCGGCATTGGTGAGGGCGGTGAGGGTCTGGCTGGCCGCACCAGCGACGCGCACCGTGCCGCTCGCGGACTGCGAGACGGTGTCGAGGGTGACGTTGTGGGTGCCGACAATGCCGGAGACACCGGCGGCGAGGTTGAGTTGCCAGACGAGCAGCATGTTACATCAGCCCCCTCGCGACGGGCAGGCGAGCGCCCGCGTGGTTGATGTGCCTGCCCCGATAGGATGCGGGGAGGATGATGCCGCCACGATAGGCGGGGCCAAGCTCCTCCTGCGTCGGCGAGCCCGTGACACCCAGCGCCTCGCGGGCGGCATCGCTTGCGCCGCCATGCACCATGCTCGTCACCACGCGGTCGTAGGGGTCGACGAACTGGGCCCACGTCGTGGCGGTGATGCCAGCCGAGGAGCCCATGAGGCGGTTGTCGGCCTCCCACGGCAGGGTGCCGTGCAGGAAGGGCTCGACGTAGCGGGTGTGGACGATGCCGCGCATCTCGGTCGTGCAGTTACCGAAGGCCGTAACGTGGAGGGGGTTCGTCGTCACGCCCACGGCCACCGAAGAGGCCATGAAGAAGTGCGGGCCGATGACGCCGACCAGCTGGTTCGAGCCACTACTGCGGTTGCCCAGCGTGAGGGTGCTCAGGCCGCCCGTGAGGTTGCCCGATCCCGCCGTGGTGACGGTGAAGGCCGCCTCGACGAGCTGAGGGTCGCTCTCCTTCCACAGCCAGCCCACATGCGGCGTCGTGCCGTTGGTGTTCGACCACGAAGACAGGATCGCCACCATGTTCCACTCGAGGGCGCTCGGGGCGAGGCTCGCCGCCGTCCACACGCTGTCGGT